AGAAAAGGTAAAGCAGCATTAGATACAGTTACAAAATTTGCAAAGACAACTCCATTTGAACTATCAAACATTCAACAAGGTGTAACAGCTTTAGCAACTGTTTCAGAAAAAGCAGAATCACTTGGAATATCATTTGAAGAATTATTAAAAATTACTGGTAACACAGCAGTTCAATTAGGTGGAGATTTTGCTTTAGCTTCTCAACAAATACAAAGATCATTTAGTGCTGGTATAGGTTCAGCAGATTTATTTAGAGATAGAGCAGTAACAGCTATGGCTGGTTTCTCTGCTGGAGTAAAAGTTAGTGTTGATGAATCTATTAAAGGATTAGCAAGAGCATTTGGAAGTGGTGGTAAATTTGGAGAACTAACAAACAAACTAGCACAAACTTTAAAAGGAACTGTATCAAACTTAAAAGATGCTTATTTTACAATTCAAACTGAAATAGCTAAAGGGTTTTTTGATGAACTAAAAAGACAATTAGGAGATTTAAAAGAATTTACAGAAACAAACGATCAAGCTATTAGAAGATTAAGCAGACAAATGGGAGAAAATCTTGCAGTAGCTATTTTAAAATTATCTAATGCAATAAAAACACTTATTAAAAACTTTAGAGAGTTACAAACTGTGCTGGGAATATTAATGATTGCTTTGGGTGGTTTTTTTACAAAATTAGCTGGTGGTGCTTTAATTATAGATGATATAAATAGAAGAATTGAAAAATTAGCTGGTGTTACTAAAAAATTAGAATTACCAAACAATAGAGATAGTTATAAAGTTTTAATTCAATCTACAAAAGAAATACAAAAACAAGTTGAATCAACAAATAGAGAATTAGGTTTAATTAAAAACATTGGACAAGAATTTGAAACTTTAGGAGATAAAATAAGAAATGTTACAGAAAATTCATTAGAAAATATGAAAATGAAATTTAAAGATATTAACACAACAATAGCAGAGGGTATTAATTCAGGAATAACTAAATTTTCAAATGCTTTAGCAAGATCAATTATACTTGGAGAAGATTTAGGTAAATCGTTTAAAACAATGGTAGCAGATGCACTTGTTCAGACAGTATCACTTTTAATTGAAGCTATTATGAAATTTGCATTATTAAAATTATTAGGTATAGACCTTGAAAAAGGTGCAAGAAATAGATTAAATAGTGCTAAAAAATACACAGGAGAATTACAAAAACAAGTTGCACTTGCAGCTATACTTGCAGTTCTAACTGGTGGTGGTTCAATGGCTCCTGGTGGTGGTGGTAGTAGTTTCATGGGTAGAGCATCAGGTGGTTCAGTACAAAAAGATAAACCTTATATGGTTGGAGAAAATGGTGCTGAATTATTTATACCTAACCAATCAGGACAAATACAACAATCAGCTAGAGGTGGTGGAAATGGTGGTGCAGTAAATGTTAATTTTACAATCAATGCAGTTAATGCTGCTGGAATAGATAAGTTATTAATTGAAAGACGTGGAACTATATCAAGAATTATAAATGAATCTGTTAATGAAAGAGGGAGAGGTGCAATAATCTAATGTCAGGTGCTTTTCCAATATCTTCTGCTAAATTTGAAACTTTAGGAATAAAGTCAATTCAAAATACTATTATCTCTAAATCTATATCTGGTAAGAAACTTGCAAGACAAATAGATAACCAAAGATGGGCTTTTAGTATAAGAATAATTACAGGAACTAGATCAGATGTTTATGGACAACTTATGGCTTTTATAGTTAAACAAAGATCAAGCAAAGAAAACTTTACAATAATCCCACCAGAAGTAGAAGATGCTAGAGGTAATGAAACAAATACAGTTTTAGTTAATGGTGTTCACGCAGTTGGAGATACAACTATTGCTATGGACGGACACCACAACAATAATCCACACGCATTTAAATCTGGAGATTTTATAAAGTTCGCAAGTCATTCAAAAGTTTATATGATTGTAGAAGATGTTCAGGCTTCTAGTAACGCATCAACAGTAACCATTGAGCCACCTTTAATTACAGCACTTGCAGATGATTCAGTAGTTACTTATGATAATGTTCCTTTTACAGTACATTTAACAAATGATATTCAAGAATTTGGTGCAGTAGGAACAACAAAAGATGGTGCATTTTTATATCAATTTGAATTTGATGTTGAAGAATCCTTATAGATGAAATACAAAGTAAAATATTGGATTAGTGTTGATTTTTTAGCTGAAGAAATAATAGAAGCTGATGATCTTGATGCTCAATCTTTGAATCAAGGAAAGTATAAAGACCCATCTAAAAATGCTATTTATACTGTCAATGATTCAATAAAAATAAACAGACGAACATTTGAGGAACATGACGAGAAGCCTAACGACAGCAACAAAGAACGAATTAGCAACAAATGATTTAAGACCAATACATCTTATTACTATTGGTTTTGGTACTCCTCTTAATTTTACTGATTGTTCATTTCCATTAACATCTTCTATATCTGGTTCATCAGTTACTTACGCAACCTCTAGTCTTATTATGGGTATATCTAATTTTACAGAAGAAGTAGATATAACTAAAACTTCATTAAAACTAGGTTTTTCAGGTGCAGACCAATCACTTATATCAACTTGTTTAAATGAAAATGTTGTTAATGATTCAGTAGTTATTTATAGAGGTTTTTTAAATGATTCTAATTCTATTATTGCTGACCCTTTTCTTTTATATGATGGCCAGATAGATACTTTTGAAATTTCTGAAACAACAAAAGAAAGTACAGTTATTTTAAATGTTACTTCTCATTGGGCTAACTTTGATAAAAAAAATGGAAGAAAAACAAATTCAACATCTCAACAAAGATTTTTTAGTACAGATGTTGGTATGCAATTTTCATCTCAAACAGTACAAGATATTAAATGGGGAAGATCATAATGCAAGATATTATTAATTTATATAAACAGTTTGATAAATATAAAGATAATACTGATAAAGATTTGGCTAATCATATATTGCCATCAATTCAATGTAATCAATTTAAAAAATTTGAAGATGATGATGGTATTTATGGTTTTGTAAATTGGGCTTTCTTAAATAAAGAAAACGAATTATTTTATAAACAAAAAGGTACTGTTAAAAATAATACATGGCAAAGTGGAACTAATCTATGGTTATGTGATATTGTTATTATAAAAAATGCAAGAATGGTTATGTCTTGGGTTTATAATTATTTTAAAGATTATCTTAAAACTAACGAATGTATTAATTGGTTAAGAGTAGATCACAACAATAATATCTACAGAATATCTAAAAAATATAAAAGGGAGTTTCATATTTAAATGGGTAATATTGTAAATAAAATTTTAGACCCAATAGTAAAGGTATTTAGTAAAGCATTATCTTGGCTTGTGCCTGAGGTTGATATTCCTGACTTTGGTATAAATGAAGCAGATGATTTTGAAAAAGGTGTACTACTTAATAAACAATCTAATGACGCAAATATTCCTGTTGTTTATGGAACAAGATTAGTTGGTGGAACTAGAGTATTTGTAGAAACTTCAGGAACAGATAATCAATATTTATATATTGCTATAATATTAGCAGAGGGAGAAATTAATGATGTTAAACAAATAACAATAGATGATAAAGTTGTTACCTTTGCATCTTCTTTTTCTGATAATACTGCTGTTGAAGTGGATAGTTCAGATGCTAACTTTTATAAAGGTGGAGAAAGTTTAATTAGAGTAGAACCTCATTATGGATCAGATGGTCAATCAGCATCAACATTATTATCAACATTATCTAATTGGGGAAGCAATCATAAATTATCTGGTTTATCTTATCTTGCAATTCGTTTTAAATGGAATCAAGATGTATTTGGTTCTATTCCTAAAATACAAACATTAATAGAGGGTAAAAAAGTAGTAGCATATAATTCAAGTTTAGTTGCTCAAACTGCTGCTTTCTCTACTAATCCAGCTTGGGTTTTATTAGACTACTTAACAAATGCTAGATATGGAAAAGGTTTAGCAGTAAGTGATATTGATTTACAAAGTTTTTATGATGCTTCACAAGTTTGTGTAACACAAGTAACACCTTATTCAGGTGCTAGTGATATTAATATTTTTGATGCAAATGCTGTGTTAGACACATCTAAAAAAATTATAGATAATACAAGAACTCTTTTAAAAGGTTGTAGAGGTTATCTTCCTTATACTTCTGGCAAGTACAGATTAGTTATTGAAACAACAGGAAGTGCATCTATTACTTTAACAGAAGATGATATATTTGGTGGATTCTCTGTTTCGAGTCCAAATAAAAACGATAAATATAATAGAGTAATTTGTAGTTATGTTTCGCCTGATAAAAATTGGCAAGTAGATGAAGTTCAATTTCCACCAATAGATGACTCTGGTTTGCCTAGTGCAGATCAACACGCAACTATGAAAGCTGCTGACGGTGGATTTTTATTAGAGGGTAGATTTGAATTTGGACAAGTAATAACAAGTCCATATCAGGCAGAAGAAATGGCAGAGATTATTTTAAGAAGATCAAGAGAAGCAATACAATTAAGTATAAATGCTGGTGGTAATGCTTATGATTTAGCGATAGGAGATATTGTAAATATAACACATAGTTCATTAGGTTATTCTGCAAAAGCATTTAGAGTTATTTCAATATCTTTTAATGAAGATTTTACAGTAGGTTTAAATTTAACTGAACACCAAAATTCACATTATACTTGGGCTAGTAAAACTCAACAAGCTAGTATTCCATCAACTAACTTACCTAATCCAAATGTTGTTCAACCACCAGCAAGTGTTACACTAGATGATACTTTAGTTGAATATAATGATGGAACTGTAATTGTAGCTTTAGATATATCAATAGGTGCTTCTCCTGATAGCTTTGTTGATTACTACCAAGTAGAATACAAATTAAGTACAGATTCAGATTATATTATTTATGCACAAGGTTCAGGATTAAATCACAGAGTATTAAATGTAATTGACCAACAAATTTATAATGTAAGAGTTAAAGCTGTAAATAGTTTAGGAGTATCATCAACTTATGTAACAGCAACTAGAACAATCATTGGTGCTCTCGCACCTCCATCTGATATTGAAGATTTTTCTTGTAATGTTATTGGACAAGAGGCTCACTTATCTTGGACACAAATACCAGACTTAGACCTTGCTTATTATCAAATTAGATATTCAGCTTTAATAGATGGTTCAGCTACATGGTCAAACTCTGTATCTTTAGTTGAAAAAGTATCAAGACCAGCAACTTCAATTAATGTACCAGCAAGGGTTGGAACTTATCTTATCAAAGCTGTAGATAAACTTGGAAACTTTAGTTCTAACGCAACAGCTATTATTTCTAATGTTACAGGAGTTTTAAACTTTAATGCAGTAGCAACTCAATCAGAACACCCTGACTTTACAGGAACTAAAACAAATGTAATTGAATCTGATAATACTTTAAAATTAGACTCATCAGAACTATTTGATTCAGCTAGTGGATTATTTGATGATGGTACAGGATTATTTGAATCTGGTTTAACAAGTGCTGACTTATTTGCGTCAGGAAGCTATGAGTTTGCAACACCTATTGATATTGGGGCAAAACATACTGCTAGAATTACAGCTTCTATAACTCAAACATCAGATAACTTAGATGATGTCTTTGATAGTAGAACAGGAAACTTTGACGATCAAAAATCTAACTTTGATGGAGATACACCAGCAAACTGTAATGCACATATTGAGATAGCAACCTCTGATGATAATGTTACTTACACATCATTTAGAAATTTCACTATTGGAGATTATACTGCTAGATACTTTAAATTTAAATTAATAATGACTTCAACAGATTTATCATCAACTCCTGTTGTATCAGAATTATCAGTAACTATTGATATGCCTGATAGAATATTTAGTGATAATGATATTGTATCTGGTGTTGCAACTAAAACTGTAACATTTACATTACCATTTAAATCTGTTAGTTACGCAGTTGGAATTACAGCAGAAAATATGGCTACAGGAGATTATTTTATAGTTGAAAATAAAGCTGTTGATTCTTTTGATGTTACTTTTAAAAATTCATCAAATAGTGTAGTATCAAGAACATTCGATTATATTGCAAAAGGATATTAAAAGGAGTATAAGAACTTATGGCACAAGGAGATTACAACGTTCAAAATCAGGGTTTTCCAGCTTTCAGGTCGGATTTAAATTCGACTTTATCAGCTATTAATTCATCTAATTCAGGAACTTCAAGACCAAGTTCTGCTGTCGCTGGGACAGTTTGGCTAGATACTACTTCAGCAACTACACCTACTTTAAAATTTTATGATGGTGCTGATGATATATCTTTAGCACAATTAGACTACACAGCTAACACAGTTAATTGGTTAGACTCAACAGTAGCAACAGATTTAATAAATGACACAACTCCACAATTAGGTGGTAGTTTAGATGTTAATGGAAATTCAATCGTTTCAGTTTCAAATGGAAATATCTCAATCACACCTGATGGAACAGGAAAAGTTATTTTAGATGGTTTATCACACCCAACAGCAGATGGAACTAATGGTCAAGCCTTAGTAACTGATGGTGCTGGAAATTTATCTTTTGGAGATGTTTCAGTAAGTTTAAGTGCAGTAGGAGAATCAATTATACCATCAACAACTGATACTTATGATTTAGGTGCAACATCTTTTGTTTGGAGAAACATATACACAGGGGATTTACATTTATCTAACGAAGCTAAAGATCAAGGTAATTCTGTAGATGGCACTAAAGGTAATTGGACTATCCAAGAGGGTTCTGACGATCTATTCATTGTTAATAACAAATCAGGCAAGAAATATAAGTTTAAACTAGAGGAGATTTAAACATGGCTTTTATCTCTAGTGGCACAACCATAATAGACAATGGTGCATTTCAACCTAGTCTAGGTTCATTAGTTCATATTAAAACTTTAACTGCTAGTAGTTCAGCAACATTGTCATTCGTACATGGAACTGCTGGAGTAGTCTTGGATAGCACATATCCTATTTATAAGTTTGAGTTTATTAATATC